CTGGACAGGACTCTGAATGGCGATTCTCGAAAAGCCCGCGCAAGACGTTCACGCTCCGATCACGCCTGAAGAGGCGCGGAAGGCGCTTCGCGTCGGTAAGTGGACAGATGCTTCTGCGCTGAACCTCGTAATTCAGGATTGCCTACGGGCGGAAAATTTCGAATCCACAAAAATGTGGGTCATGCAATGGCCTACAGCCACCACCCTGTATCAGTCGCCATTCACCGCCCGCTATTGGGAAGGAACTCAAACCGAGAGGGCCAACGTTCCGTTCTACACCGTAGCAACGGCCGTGAACTCGTTGGTGCCTCAGGTTCTCAACGGGCTGTTCTACGAGAATCCGCCGTTCATGATTCAGGAGCGCCCGGGAACACGGTCGCAGGCCGCCCGCGCCATCGGAGCCCTGCTCGGCTATCAACTCGAAGATATCAACTTCCGTGAGGAGCTTAGGTTAGGGTGCACGAACTGTGTGTTATTCGGCACAGGGCTTTTCAAATGGGGCTGGGAGACGTACACCAGAGATCGCAAGATCTACTCCCGGTCTGGCCCCCGCGCCGAACTGAAGAACCCGATCCCCGGCCAGCCAAACGTTCTCATTCAGGACGAAGAGGACATCGACGAAGAGGTCGTCACCGAGAACATAGACCGGCCGTTCTTCGAACACATCGTTAATCTGCGTCATGTGATGGTTGATCCGGCGCTGCAAGTGCCAGACGTTCGTAAGGCCAAGTACGTCGAGCATCGTCTGTACATGACGTGGAAGGATCTGGACAGGCTTCGTGGCCGGCCCGGGTTTGACATTCCCAGTCGAGAAGAACTGCTCGAACTGTTCCTTCCGCCAAAGGAACCGGTAGAAATGGCGGTCTCCGAGACCTCTATTCGGAACCCGTTGTGGGATGCCCGCGCCGAGGCCCGGTACGAAGAGACGACCGTAGACCCCTTTAACCAGCCCCTCGAAGTGCTGGAGCGCTGGGACGACCGGTCATACATCGTCGTACTGCAGAAGAAAGTGGTTCTTTGCAACGACGCCAATCCGTACGGCGTTATCCCGTTCCTGTCTATTGGATGGTGGGACGTTCCCGAGGCATTCTGGAGTATGGGCCTTGCGAAGACCATCGGTTCCGAGCAGCGCCTACAGCAAGGTATTACGAATGTGTGGCTGGATAATGCCACGCTGAATTTGAACGGCATCTATACTCGCGTAATAGGCAAGAGCGTGCCGACGCAGAACATCCGCATCGCCCCCGGCAAGATCATCAACGTCGAGAACAAGGATGACTTTCAGGCGGTGAAGCGGCTTGATCCGGTGCCCGAAGCGGGGCAGCACCTTTCTCTGTCGCAGAGTCGCGTGGAACAAGTATCTGGGGCGAGCCCGATTGCTTCCAGAGGTGACGCTGGCGGGGCTGGTCATTCGAACCTTGCCCGCTCGGCCGAGGGTGCGAGACTCCTTGGTGGCGGTTCGACGAGCGTGGCGGCCGACTTCGTGGAGAAACTTTCCACACAGGTAATCGTTCCGTTCCTGTATCACGCGCACGAGATGAATCGTGCGATGCTGCCCGCCAAGACGCTCAAATATATCCTGAGCGATGAGTTGCAGCACGAGTTCATGCAGGGTACTGGTGACAAGGTCGTCGAACTCCTGAACGCTCGCGTGAAGTTCTCGATCTTGGCGGGCGCAAAGATGCAGGCGAGAAAAAATATGGCCCAAGCGCTGCCGATCATGATTCAGTTCCTGACCAACGAGCAGACGACGCAGCAACTTTCACTTCAGCAGAAGAAGGTCGATGTTGCCGAAATCTTCCGGATGATGTTCGAAGTCAGCGACTGGAAGAACTACAAAGACGTGATCGTCGATATGACACCTGAAGAGATAAAGAGGAATCAGATGAATTCGCCGGCCGCGAAGGTGCAGATGCAGGTGCAGGCGGCGCAGCAGCAGAACCAGCAGAAGTTCGATCAGAAGTCACAGTTGATCGATCAGGAGAACATCGCTAGGGCCGGCCGAGAAGTATTGCGGCACACACTTGAGTCGGCATCCACGCCCGAAGAAGTAACCGGCCAACCGGGCGGGACTGGGTTTGGAGCAAATGCGTGAGGCTGTTTCTGTTAGCCGTATGGACGGTTCTTCTAGCTGAGATAGCGTGTGGGATTCGTTCAGCGGTCTTGACCGCACTTTATCACCATCCACTGACGATCTTTATGGGTACGATGGTGGGTACAGCCGTCGTAATGATCTTTGCAGTTCTATTAGGAGATCGACTGAGCGCTAGTGCCGGCTGGGTAAGACTTGTGGGTGGATTCTTTTTTATCGTGTATGGCTTTCTGGTTATGAAAGGCAAGGTCTAACTTGCAAAACCAAGACAGCGGCGAATACATCTGTGAGCAGTTAGAGGGCATCTTCAACCGCCCCCTCACAGATGAAGAGAAGTTTGAGATCACGCTGTGGCAGAAGGGGAAGGCGTTGCAGTCGCTACTCAACTTTGAATACGGCTGGCAGGTAGCCATCGACACCCTGAAGCAGTACCCGCAGCAGCTTTACGAGGATCTGATGGAGACGGCCCCCGGTGACAAGGATCTGATCGCGGCCAAGCACGCGGCCGCGTATGGGTCCAACGAAACATATCGGAGGTTCGTTCAGGACATCCAAGCCGCCATTTCCACGCCCATGCCAGAAATTGTTAAGCAGGGGTTTCTCAAGGCCAAAACAGAGATCCCTCTGGACGCAATGTAGCACAAAACTCACCGTACTATCCGGATTGATAGTAGGAGAATGATATGCCAGCACCAGAACCTTACTCAGACACCATGACTGTTGACCTAAATCCAGCTGCCACAGAGGATCGTAGGCGGGCCGCTGAAAACGATCCTTTCGCGGCCGATGACGGCTTCGCTCAGCCTTATGCGGGTGCCGAACCTCTGGATCTCGCAGCGCTTGCGGCCGAGGATCCGACTTTCGCGCCACAGCCACCCCAACCCGCTGCTGCCGCGCCGCCCGTCCAGCCAGCTCGTGCCGCACAGCCGGCACAGCCCGAAGTCATCAATTACGAAGATGGATCCTCGATTACCGTCGAGCACACCAACAAGGGCTGGCAGGCCATATTGGACACCGGTACTGGGGCCGGGGCCGAAGTTTTCTACGGGCGCACGAAGGATGAGATGTGGCAGAACATCGCATCCGGAAAACTCGCGGCCACAAAAAAGATTCGTGAACTGAACCGTAGGGCGAAACTCGGGAATGCGCCGGTACAGCCACCCCAACCCGTGGAGCGCATCGCCGCCCCGGTTGCTCATCAGCTCACGGCCGACGAGATCTTCGATGTCAAGACCAAGTTGGCGGCCGACCCCAACCTAGCGATGGAGACGTGGTTTCAGAAGAGAACCGGTCTTTCCGTCGATCAGTTGACGCAGTTGGCCCAGCAGGGCGCGGCTGCTCGCCAAGAACTCGATGTCGAGGCCGTCGCCAAGGAGTTCGTTGCTGGACAGCCCGAGTACTACAGTCTGGACGACAACTATGCGGCGATGGTTGCATATCTTTCTAAGGCTAGACTCGGTCAGTCATTGTCCGACCCGCCCACGCCCCAGCAGTTGGAGCAAGCCCTTCGTGGCTTGTACTTCTCTGGAAACTGGACGGTGGCCAACCTGAACGACGCGTTTGAGGAACTGACTGAAGCAGGATTGCTTGAGCCACTTCCAGAAGAGGAAGTAGCAGCACAGCCGGCCGCGCCCACCACGGCGCAGCCGAACCCCACGCCCAATTCTCGGATTGAGAACGTTACGCGTGGAAAGCGACTGGACCAGAGTCGCGGTATTCGTCAGACGAGCACTTCGGTGCCCTATGTCGAAGAACCCGCGAACACGGCGGTCACTGCCGAAGCGATAGAGAATCTTTCTGACAAAGAAGTTGCGGACACCTTCGCGGCCATTCGTAGACAACGGATCGCCACTCAGGTCGCCGCTCAGAGGGCTCAAGCGCCGCGCTAAAACGTTCGATTTGTAGGATTCGTTAATGGCCTTTTCACCGGCTTCAATCCTCACCTCTGGGGCGCTTCCCAACCTCGTGGCAGTTTATTACGAGCGGCAGGCGATCCCGAACCTGTACAGCCTTTGGGCTCGGTAGCAGAGGAGAGGCGAAGGGCAAAGTAATGGAAGGCTCAAACGCCCTTCATGTCGATGAGTAAGCAAAAACCGCTTCCTCTGAGATCAGGTAACCAAATACAGTTTTTCACTTATGCTTTGCTGGCCGGTAACACGAACCAGACGGCTGAGGGAACTGTTGGCAGTCCGATCTCCGAGTCTTCAACGAAGATCATCGCCACCATTGGTCAGTCGAGCACAATCGGTTTTGCTGACCTTACCAAAAACTCAACTATATCCGTTAATATCTGACTTGACAGCGATCCACCTTTGTGGTAGAATTGCGGTGAAACTCAGACAAGACGGAGGAAAGACGCCGCTATGAAAGCGAGCAAATGGCCGTATTTGGCCGGATTGATTGATAGCGATGGCTGCATCTGCATCAGCAAGTACAAGAAGAATGCGAATGGCCATCCGGGTTACATCGTCACTGTTTCAGTAACGAATACCAAAGAAGAACTGATGAAGTGGCTGATTCGGTACTTCGGCGGTCGGTACTTTACACAGTGGCGGCACAGCGACGAACGGGCCAAGAACAAAAGATTGATCTACACTTGGCGCGTATCGGGCAGGAAGAACAGGGAAGAAGTTCTTTTGGGAACTATCCCTTATCTTGTTCTTAAACGGGAACAAGCCCTTCTCGCCCTGAAGTTCTCCCGCATGGACGGTCAACACAACCCCGAAGCGCGAGAAGAGCTTATGCTGGCTTGTAAAGCCCTCAATCACGGCGTATCCCCAGAGACTAATATCGTTGAGCGGTCGGAATCAGAACATTCCGAGCTGAAGATAGAGTCCGAACTCGTGGGCGACTACGAGAGTGACCTAGCGGTGACGCTAGGTGCCTAAACAAAATTGATGCCGATTTCATCAACTCGTCCGACTTGGCAATGGACGTAGCGATTGACGACCCGTCGCTGCTCCAGAACCTCGCGACCGAGTTGAACTACCGGCTCGCTCTGACGCTGAACTCACTCGTTCAGTTAACCTCGGATGCCGCAGTGGGCGTCGATGGATCCGTCAACATCCAGTTGGCGAACGGTTCCTATCTGACGGCCGCGAACATCCGCACCGCGATTCAGCAGCTCGCTGGCGTCAACGCCCGCCCGCTGACGAAGGACGGGTACTGGGGCGGGGTCATTCATCCGTTCGTTGTGCACGACGTGTTCAACGACCAGAGCTTCAACGGCTTGACTGATATCCTGAAGCGCAACGAGGGTTCGCACGGCAAACTGCTGGCACCTCTTGCGAACGAGGATGTCATCGAGTTCGCGGGCGCTCGGTTCAAGCAGAGCACCACGGCCCCATCCGTGACGATCAGCTCGAACACCTACTACAACACCTACCTGTACTCGGACGACGCGCTGTTCAGCGTCTTCCTCGGCAAGAACCCTTCCAACGGTTTGGGGTTCATAATCTTTTCTCATAATTAGGAATCTGGAGAAAAGAACTACCGTTTTTGAATGTATTGGCGGTAGTAAAATCAACTCTGATTGACTCGAACGCTG